AGGAACAGGGGCTCGGGGTATAAGTATCGAGGTTGCTAAAGAAAAGACCCACCCCCGGTAAATACCGGCAGGGGGGGTATAGGGGGGCATAGGAGGCCTGTACAGGGGTTTTTATTTGATTTGTTTGATTTCCTTAGCCAATGTACTTATTTCCTTTTCGAGCGTTACAGGTGCGGTGCGCAGCTGCTAAAGGACTTTCGGGGTTGCCGGGTATTAGGTGGTCGGCCTGTATCTCCCCCCTGTCGGTAAATACTTTTTTACAGATGTGACAATGAGTTGCTAACTCTCTTACCACCCTAGCTCTTTTGCGATAATCCCCCCCGTACAAATACGCCTTTCGTGCCTTTCTTTCTGCCGAATAAACCCGGGGTGCCTTCTCTCTTGGTTTCCTTTCTAGCCGGCAAGTATCGCAGTATTCGGACCTAGCCTTGAATAGGGCCTTACACTTCAGGCAGGGCTTAGGGAATAGAATCAATCCTTACCCCAACCTGTACCCTTGAACGATACTGCTGGCGTGTCGTAGACCCTTATCAAATCCTTAACGCAGTTAGCGCATAGTGGGGTTCTGTCCGGCTCATCTATCTTTCTAATCACCGACATCCTAAGGTCGCAGGTCTTGCATTTGTAATCGTAGATAGGCATTAGAGTTTGTAAACAGTTCCGGTAAAGTCAACGCCCTTATCGAGTACAAAGGTTACAAGGCCCGGGACACTATCCTCACCTGAGCGCAGCTTCCACCACCCTGAACCATTATCCATAGTTGATGCCTGAATCCAGAAGCGTGATGAGCCTCTCGAAGTCGAGCCAAGCTCTAAGACTCGAAGATGATGGAAGTGTCCTGATACACCAATAGTGGCGTCACCTACAGGTTGCTTGCCAAAGGCTTGCTGTCTCCACCATGTCGGTACTTGGTCCGGTCTAGGGCTCTGGTGTCCGTGCCAGATACCGAGAATGTGGAACTGGTCATCAAAGATATCTATAGCTAGAGACTCATCGTGTTTCTGAGGCTCATAGAACTTGATAGGCATCTCGGTTTCTTTTGCGAGTCTGGCAAGCGTACGCCCGATGTGGATACCCCAGTCATCTGTCGGTGTTCCTTGTTGCTTACCCCTGACACGCCATTGGCAATGGTTCGAGCCAACCGAGGCATAAACAATGTCATCGCTGTATTGGGCTAGGAGCTTGAGGTGGTCCCAAGCTAGTGTGGTTGCGATATCTACCTGTTGCATCGGGCTTAGGTCGTTACTCTGAAGCTGGTTGCCTCCGGTGTTATCGAAGCCCTCGACAGTATCGCCTAAGTCTACAAATATAACCTTCGCTGGCTTTTCTCGCTTTAGTAGGGCAGTTAGTTTTTCCTTTGTTTCTTCAACCCGGGCAAGTAGGGCCTCGATACCTCCTCGGTGGTCTACCTTTCCAACTTGTAGGTCAGACCAGAGAATAACTAACGCCTTTTCAGAAGTCGTTCTGAATTCTTTTTTAGGCTTGTAGGTTTTCTTTGCCTGTGAATAAAGTAACGGCAGGTCAAGGTTCGCTACCTTGCGCCTAAAGGTAAACCGGTAACTAGATAGCCACTCACCGTCATAGCGTTGCCAGCGTGATGTGCGTGGAGTCCCTGTGACCTCGAACTCATCCGGGTCGAATCCCTGCTGGGTTAGGAAGTCATCAAAGCTTGGTACACCCGATGTTGCCGGTAGTTGCGCCCAACCTTCGTTGCCGTCAAACTCAAAAGCCGGTCTGTATTCCTTCGGTGTTTCTACCTTTGGTGCTGGCTGTAAGTTATCTAGCACAACTACACTCTTTCCTTCTATGAAGCAGAATAGGCTTCTCGCTTGTTGGAATACCTCTAGCTGTTAATTCTCGAGCTAGGGCTGGTGGTGTCCATTGTTCGTTAGCAATCGCATTGACAAGAATTTCTTTGTCTTTCGCATCTAGCGAATTCAAAATTGTTCTTACTTTGCAGGTCGGTATCTTTACTACTGGTTTCATTCCCTCTAGCATCGCTGCCCCTTTCAGTTTCTCTTATCAAGTTTAGAGCTAGGTCACCGATTTCCGGCTCAAGGTAGTGCCATTCAACTTGCATTATTCTTTCCAATAATCTCGCAAGGTTACGCCTAATTGCCTCTAGGTCGCTTGACCAGACTAGGTTTTCATCCTTAAGTAGATTGATAGCCTCGAAGATTTCACGCTCATCAGCGTTTGTAAAGTGAGTCATCGTGACACCTTGTATAGGAATGTGTAAAAGGCACGCCGGATTCTTAGTGTCTTATAGGCCCAATGAACTCGCATAATGCGCCAGTTAATCGGTTGCCTCTCAGCTCTATGCTTTCCCAATGTCCCTCACCGCCTCGATAACTTCAACAACTCTCTCGAGCGTATCAATATCTGCCGTCATTCTCAAGACTGCGTCCTGATTAATTGCGTAAATAACTTGCTGGGTAAGATACTCTGCCATATCTTTTGCGCCTTCCTCATAGCCTTTCGAGTAGCCTCTACCAAAGGCCATTGTAAGCTTCCGGGCTTTCTTTTCCTCCCGGTTAGGTCTCCATCCAATCATTTTTCTGGCCACTCTCCATCTAGGACTAGCAAACCAATAATTGCGTAGTTTGCTAAGTCAATAAAAGAATCCCTCAAGGCTTCGTGCTCAGGTGCGTTACCTGAGTCAGTTAGGTGATTGATTCTTGCTAGCTTGTCGTGCATCCGGACTCGTAGGCCGTTGATAGGCCCGCCGGGTGCGTTGCTAATGTTCGTTGGTCCGTAATCATTATGCTTTGACAAAAGTAGCTCTGCGTTCTCATTAAAGTATCGAAGAACTGTTGCGTCAAAGTTAGTGCTTAGGTGTACCCCTTTTATTGGTGACTTCATGGTTTCTCTGTTACCTCCGCAATTAGGTCTTTCGCTTGCTTCTCGATTTTATTTATTGTGTAAGCAAGTTCATCGAGGTTTTCGATTAGCTTGTCAAGGGTGCCATCCATCATGGCATCGACTTGAAGGTTCATGTCCTTCTTGTCTGCGTAGTTGATTTCAAACACGATATCTTCCGCTGTAACTATGTAGCCTTGGTCAAGGTGGATAGAAACAAACTCGAGTATCTGGTCACGCTGGTAGCGAATCCCGGCATAAAAGCCTTCTGAGTATGGTGTCAGTTTCATAGCTACCTCGATGAAATGTTGTACTCGGGGTCAACATAGATTTCGATGTTCTCGACAATCTCGATGACTCTAGCGATTGCTTTGGTTGGGATTGGGTAGGCAGCTTTGATAAGGCTTAGGACCTCATTCTTCATTAGCATCCTGCCCATGTAAATTCCGTCAGACTTAGCTACACCGAAGTTGTACTGGTGAGGCTGAAAGTCTTTGACTGCGAACTCTAATGGCTCCGGGTTATAGTTAGGCATTTTCTCTCATTTCTTTGTAGGTGTTCTTAATGTGTTCGATTAGCTCAATGCGAGCCTTAGCTTCGTTGCGTGTCTGGGCTGTCATACCCGGTACACCTTCTTGAAGCGTGAACTGATTCTCGGTCCATCTCTGGGCCTCGGCGATGATTCGCTCTGCTAGTTCTTGTTCATTCATTTACGAGTGTCCTTTGTTAGTGCGTTAACTGCTACAAAGAAGGCAAGAATCAAACCTGCGACTCCGAGCGTGTAACCCCAGCCGAGATGTATTTCTTGAATCTCCCAGCTCACAAGCATGATTCCGGTTAGAGCGAAGATATAAAGAATTATTGTCTTCATTACTTCACCTCTACAAAATACCGGCGAATGACTTCAAACTCTTTCGAGCTGATTTCAACTTCGGTAAGGATTTGACCGGCAACCTTGATTGACACGATGGCATTATCCATGTCATCGAACTCAACCGAGCCTGTAGCCTTGATGCTTCCTGTTTCTAGTTCAGTTGTGAACATTTAGTGTTTCCTCTCTTTGGTCTTTTACATCTCTTTCGATTAGGTCGAGGATTAGCCCGAAGCCCAATCCTGTGTATCCATCTTTCAGAAGTCCCCAGAAAAGCTCAATCAGGTCTTCTGTTTTGTATACTCCTTGGTTGTCGTACTTGTTTTTGTTCTCGCATTTACAGCTCATCTTTTCCTCTTTCTTTTTGTTGTTAGTAAGCCCACCAGAAAAACTGGCGGTAATTTCCGTCAATGTCTATGACCTTGTAATTAAAAAAGTCGTGCCTAAGATTCCGGTCCCAAGTAGCTTGGTAATCGATAACAATGTAGTTAGGCAAGTCTTTAGAAATGTCCCCGGTTTCTTCGAGTAGCTCCCGAGTAAATTCTTCCTCACTCTCGGCCTCACCCCGGTAACTGTCCTGCTCTTGTGAAATTAAATGCGGCAGGTCTTCGGGAACTAGGCTTGAGCAAGAGTTGTAGGCATACAAGGCAACTCGAATAAGTTCCTCATCGCTTAGGTCCTGAGTGAACTCTATGAACTCCGGGTCTGTCTTGAACTGGTTGTAAAAGTTCCCGGCACCGGTGTAGGTTTCGCCGTTCCAAGCAACTAAGTTAGTAATCGTTTCCATTTTTAAATCTCCTTTAGTTTCATAGTTAGGTATCTTTTGTGCAGTTCGATTCGTGAATCTAGTTCCTCGATAGTTTCGTAAATCTGGTCAGCTTCCCAACCCTCACCCTTCTCAGTAGCTTCCTCGTGGAACTCTTGCTTCTCTTTTCGCTCATCGACTAACTCGGCAAGCTGGTCGACTAGGTCCTGAAGATATTCGATTTGAGTCATTTTCTTTTTCCCTTTCCCGGGGGAGGCCTAAGCCTCCACCCTTTCTTTTCCTAGAACAAATAAATCTTTACCCTTGACCTCGGTAGTAAATCCGGCTGCGTCTAGGCAAGCCTTGTAATCGACTGAGCTAAGTTGACGGCTATTTATAAATGGGTTGTCGGATTTCGCCCACCTGCGGATTCTTAGTTTGGTCTGAGTGATTGAGCCATCGTGCCAGATTGTTCCCTCGATTAGCTCAAAGGTAAATCCGCCGTGGCAGTTCTGCCATCTACGACCTGCGGTGTTATTCATGTTAGAAATTGTTGCGCTAGTAAATCCGGCCCAGCGAAGCCTTGCGGCAACCTCAGCCTTAAGAGTTTTTGTGTCTTCTGCGGTTAGTAACATTTGGTGCTCCTATCTTCGACCCCCCTTGGGCCTTGTATCGAGCATACTAAAATTTCGGTGAATTTCGGGGAATTTCGGTAAATTTCGGGAAATGTTATAAAACCGTTACAAAGGCCTAAAACAGGGTTTTTACGGTGATTTGAGCCCCGGCCGGTATTCCTAAGGCGTAGAGCTTCCGGGCCGAAATTCGGACAATCCGGCTATCATCGGCCACTACCCCGGAATCGGTAAGGGAATCACCGACAGCTCTGATGAGCTTGTCTAAGTCCGGGGACACGCTCGGTAGCTCCCGGTTGACTGTCTTCGGTTTAGGTAAATAGAAGTTGACTATAAGTTCGCAGGGCTCATCTATCGGTTGCCAGTCGCTAGGTAATGTTGCTAACGCTTCCTCAGCTATAGCTTTGCGCCAAGCCTTGTGCTTAGAGCTATTGACTTGAACTATTCGGCCACGCATTATGGCGTGTGAGCCTTGGCTTACCGGGGTGCCAGTAACACTAAAGCTTACCTCTGCCATAAAGATTCCATGCTCCAAGTATGGCAGCCCAGAGGTAGAGAATACCGAAGACTAGCCCCACACCATCAAGAACGCTTTTATCTTGAAGCGATAGGTTCAACAGTATGCCGGCGGTAATGGCAGGGACTAGCCAACGGAGATTTTTCAAAAGGGACTTGGCTCCGAGTGAGTCGGCTCAAAGATTCCCTTGATTACTTGTAGAGGCTCTGCTGGTACAACCAAGGGGTTGTTAATGCTTACCTTGATTGACTGCTTTGCTTCGCCTTCCTTGTTAGTCCAGTTATCAATCTCTGATGAGTAGAGACCTTCAACCTGAACTGTGTCCCCAGCTTCTAGGGTGGTTGGCTGCTTTAGCCAAACTGTGTAACGCTTTTGAATCGTGTCTCCGGTCTTAGTTTCGTAAGCCTCGACTACCTCGATGCCTTTGCCTTCATAGAAGACTCGACTGATACTGCCCTTTACTTTGATGATTGCCATCTCTTTTTTTCCTTTCGGTTTTGTTTTTTTACTCTAGTGGTTACCAACGACATGATTGGGATTCGTGCAGTCGGTATGCCCACAAGACCTAACGCCGGGGAGAACCGGCTTGCCGTCAAAGATTGGAATTGTAAGGGTAGCCTTGTCGAAATCTCCCTGCCAAGGGATACACTTCTCGGACCCATACTTGATAACCAAGGCTCTGTGCATCCGGCAGGATTGGCACTTGAGGTCTTTTCGCTTCCGCTTCTGCGTGTTGACTTTCCAAGTCGCTCCGCATCGGCAGCATAAGGCCACATTGTCATCCATCCCATAATCTTAGCCAACTACTCTCGCAAGGTGGCCCTCGAACCTAAGCGCAACTTCTCCGAGTCCCCCGTGCCGATTCTTAGCGACCTTGATAATCATCTGGCTCTTTTGCCAATCAAATTCATCCTCATCAACTTGCTTACGGTGTAGCAGGATAACTACATCGGCATCTTGTTCGATACCACCTGAATCTCTTAGGTCAGCCATGTCCGGTTCTGAATCTTTTCGTTGCTCCGGACCTCGGTTTAATTGAGCTAACGCAATAACCGGGACATTTAAATCTCTAGCTAGATTCTTAAGGCCAATGCTTATGTCGGTAATCATTTCGTAACGCTTCCGGCCCTTTTCGGTATCTTGAATTAAACCAAGGTAATCAACAACTATAGCCTTCAGGCTTCCATTACCCTTCACGCTATTCGCAGATGCTCGTATCTGTAAAAGGTTTTGACCGGACTTATCGTGAATAGCTAATTTGTGAGATTGAATTTCTGTCCGGGCCTTTAGAATCCTTTCCCACATCCACTCCTGAAGCTTTCCCTTTTCGATAGCACTCAATGGGACTTCGGCCTCGCTCGCAATAATTCGGTTATAAAGTTCGCTCTTACCCATCTCAAGGCTATGGAAAGATACAGGGCCTTGCTTCGATAGCTCCCACGCAATCTGTAGGCCAACAATAGTTTTTCCGACTCCGGGCCTAGCTCCGATTATGTAAAGCGCACCCGGTCTAAATCCGCTAATCGTTTCATTAAGTAATGGCCAAGGACTCTGTGGATAGTCTTTTGGTTTATCTATCTCATCCATGTAAGGCAAGAGTTCATCTGAAACATAACTTGGTTTGATAGCAAGATTGCGGTCTATCAGGTTATCAATTTCTTTTTTCGCCGTATCGAAGACTGTTGCTAAATCCTCGTGCTGGGCCTTGCTATGAATCATTGTTCCGGCGATAGCTAACCTGCGCCGGGTCGCTTCCTCGATTACTTTGCCGGCGTAGAACTTAACCGATGCGGCAGTTGGGGTCGCTGTAATTATGTCGTGAAGATAGTTAGCAAGCTTCGGTAGTGCCGCACCTACTGTAATCACATCAATCGGTTGCCGGGCCGATTTCATTTCTAAGAGGGTTTTGTAAATGCGTTCATTCTGTAGGTCATCAAAATCTGATGGGGTCAGGGTTAATTCTTCAAGTGCTTTTCCGTTTGTTAAAAGAATCGAACCGATTACTGATTGCTCGAACTGTGTCATTTAATCCTCCCCACAAATAACTTAGGCAAAGGTTGGGCCTCTGCTATCTCAATACTTTCATAAAGTCCCTTGTTAAGCCAAGAGGCCGGGTAAGGAATATAAGTTGCTTCCGGTAGCCTTCCCTCGGCGTAGGCCTTAGTTAATTTTATTAGCTCATCCGGGTCTTCGGTCTTAGTTACTTTAGCCCAAGCCTTTAGGGCATCGGCCTTGCCAATCTTCCGGGGGTAAAGATTCCAAAAGGTTTCAAACTTATTCGTTGTTTCTTTATCTTCTTTCTTTTTATTCTTAATTAAGTTGTTTTCTATAGCAGTCCGATTATCCAAAGTTGGATTTTCCAAAGTTGGATTTTCGGACTTTGGGTTTCCGGGGTCTTTTATGAAGTAGGCAAGCCCGGCGTTGTATCCCCTTTGGTCAGTAGTTCTCTTTGTTTCTAGGTAGCCAGCTTCGATTAGCTCCCCAAGTGCCGAGCGAACCGCTTGTTTGCCATCGTTACTCTCTCGGATTATTTGACCGATTGTAATTGTGTAGCCAATTTCATGACTAAGCAAATAGGTCAGTAAGCCTTTAGCTTTGTAGCTCAACTTAGAATCTCGAACCCACGCATTATGTATCTGCGTGAATTGGTTTTCAAACTCTAGCTTGCCTCTAAAAATACCCGGTTGAACCTTCATGCCACGCTTGCTCTATCGAGCATTACCATTAATACAGTTGCGTTGACCACTCTAGACTCGAACGCTTCCTTGACTAGCATCGCCCATTGTCCGGCATCAAGGCCCATAGCCTTGTAATCCATCTCAGCCATAAATATGTTATCTGCGTAGTGCGGCAGAATCTCTGCGAGAGTTTTATTGTCCCAGTTATCCATAATGTGCCTTCCTTTTTTTAAAGTCGGCACTAAGATTGTCTTGATGCCAACAGTCTGATTGTTGGTGTTCGCCTCCTAGACCTTGAAAATCTAGGGGGCTTTTTATTTAGTTATTTTTTTACCCTAGCACCTAATTCATCCCCGGCCCGGATTCAAGCAGGTCTTTCGTAAAATCATTATTTAGCAGCCACCAGCCCCCATGCCCGAAGATAGGCACCTCAGTCGGGCTCTCATAGCTACCTAGCTTCCACCCTAGCTTTCGGCCTAGCTCGGCAAAATCGGCATTTGACTCTAGTAATCCGTTCGCCTCGGAGCATAAGGCGATTATGTTGCTCGGTTGATTAGCAACTTGATTCTTACTTCCCATACCTCGATTCAGTCGGTGGTGAGGAATTAGGTCATCGCCTTGTGAGCCGCAATGCCAGCAACCTAAGTCACGCTGTAGGTATTTATCAAACTCTTTTTTAGTCATCCCAAGGGTCGTATTCTTTTGCCGGTATTTCTCCGGGTTGAAACCCTATTGCGATTGTAGTGTCTGCCATTCCGCCATTAACCGCTTCGATTATGTCGGTGTTGTCGGTATTGTCGGTTAGACAAGTGTGCTTACGCCTCCACTCTCGGACAAGCTTGATTGCCTGAGCATCATCAGTCCTAATTTTGGCACCACAAGAGCAGGATTCGGCTATCACCCGATAAGGCTACCAGCTAGGCGTGTCGCCATTGGAGTTCGACATTCTTACTCATTACAGCCATCATGGTTGCTTGGTCTGACAGGGTTTTCATCTTGGTCTTTATCCTGTTGTATTCAGCCCGGGCAAGGTCAGCCTTTAGCTTTTCCTCAATCGCTTGTAATTTAGCCACAGCTTGCCGGTCTGCTACTGTCCCAGAGTTGTTTAGGAAGGCTAGGGAGACAGCTCTGTCATAGGCCGAATCAGCATCGGCTAATTTACATTCAGAGTCATAGAGCGCACTAGCTCCCTTGTCCATCTCCTTTGTTATCCTTTGTAACTCCTCCACTATGTGGCTCGGTGTAATAATCTCCATGCTTTAGCCTCTCTGCTCTTTCTCTTTGTACTTTCCAAATAACACTTACTGAATCGAGGTTGCCTAACTCAAACTGTTCCTTTAGACATTCTTGCGTTTCAAGAATTGAGGCTAGAAGAATCCTCTTTGCTTGTGAGTCCATTAGCTATTGCCTTTATTTTGTCAAGAGTGTCATCGGTTGCGCCAGCAGTTTTTGCTTGGCTGTATAACAATCGTAAACCCTCGATGTCATTCCCTAATGCCTCGGTCATCCCAAGCCAATCTTGCGCTGTAGCTTTTGGTCTGTTATCCCTCGCAACCTTTTCCATTTCTTCCCTGCTTGCTCTTTTGTTCCCGGAGTAATTAGCATTTGCTAAGGCTCTGCCGATGCTACTTGTCTCACATACCTCGAGTGCCGATGTTGCTTGTGGACCTTTAGCTGAGTCAACCTCGAACGCTAGACCGGTTGCCTTCGGTAGACAAAGCTCTTGGTCTGCCGCAGTTAGGTAGATGTAACTCTTAGTCACCCAAGTTCCAACCTGTCGGTCTTGAACTGTCGTAATGTTATCGGTGATTATTCTCGCATCGGGCCAATCTTTGTATAGCCTTTTTATGCGTTGCTCTACTGTTTCATAATCGTTGAGATTAAATTGTGCCATTTTTATTTCCCTTTCTCGTTGTGTAGGTACGGTGCGCCACCAGCTCTTGACCTAAGGCTAAGCATGTGCTCGCCGTAAATCAAACCTCGCTTTGCTCCATTCATTGCTTTTATAACTCTAGCTTTTAGGTCCGTCATTTTAGCGTTAGCCTTCTCGAACTCCGTAACCGAATTTATGTAGTGCATCCCGAGGTCATCAAGGTCAACTTCGGTATCCGAGATGCCCGGAGATAAGGCCCTAATTGTTTCTAGGGTCGAGTTGCTTCCATCCCAGTAAGGCATTTTCATTTCAAGACAAGCTTCTCTGAACCTTATAGCGGAATCCCAAAGTGTCTGGGCCTCGAACTCATCCCACTCGATATCGAACTCCATATAACTCGAACCGGCGAGCGCAACCAACTTAGCTTGCTTGATACCAAAAATTCTCATGTACCAAAGCACCTGCGCTCTGTAAGCTTGTGGGACTCCACTCCAGTAATCTCTCGAAAACTTCACCTCGATAATTCCCCAGTTGCCGTCAGCATCTTTATAAAGCCCATCCGGGTTAGACCTAGCCCAAGGGTTTTCTTTGTTTGCCCAAGTTCCTGTTTCAAAGATTTCTAACTCAGGATGCTCGTTAGCAAAAAGATTCAGGATTGGTGACTCGAGAATTGTCCCTAGCTTCATGCTCATATTTAGTGGGACTTCATCGGGTATCTGCCCGGTTTTTTTAGCCCACTTGGTTATTGCGGATTCCCAAGTGCTTAGTCCGGTAATCGCTGCGATGTCCGAACCACCGACTGCGCCCGGCTCATTCCGCAAATCGTGCCACTCTTGACTGCCGTTAGCAAAGTCCCCTAGTAGGACCGCATCGAGCAACTGATTTATTTCTGCTGGTAGTTTATTTACTGGCAAGGTTTCCCTCTCTTTTCCTTGTCGCAGAACCACGCTCACTTTTGTCGGCGTGGTTTTGCTATTTCCGATGGTTTCACTCTAGGGTGTACCTATGACATTACGCCAGATTGAACGGAAATATATCGAATTACAGGAAGCTATAAGGGAAAATGATGGGGTCGAGTGCTCCCAGCTCCCGGATGTTTTCTTTCCCGAAGGGGATACCGGCTCAGCCGAGTATCGAGCAACAGTAAAGATAGCCAAGGCTGTTTGCGCAGATTGCCCTATCAGAAGGTTGTGCGAAGATTACGCTAGAGCCGCTAATATGCAGGGTATCTGGGGAGGCACTACTTACTTTGAAAGGCAAAAATATAAAGACTAGCCTTTTGAGTTAGGGGTTTTATCCGCAATCTTCCCGAAGCTCTTGTTGAGCTCATCCGGGTCAATCTTTCCATCTGCTAGGTATGCCCTCGATAGCTCTTGAGCTACATCAATAATTCCGGCAAAGGCAGCCATCGCAACAGCCTGAATAACCTCAAGGCCGATAACAGCTCCACCGACAAAGATGCCGGTTACTTTTAGAATTATGACCGCTAGGGTTCTGCGAGCGATATCTAACCACATAGGTTGTGCCTTCCGTCAAAGTTTGAGCGTAGGATATTTAAAGTTTACTGCCTAGCAATTACGCTGGTTGATATAAAAATTGACACCCTAGAAGGCTTGTACAAGCCTTGAAATGCTGTCCGGGTAGTCATTCCCCTGTTTAGGGTGTAAACCCCTCTATGAGCCTTATAGGGCTGTTTAGCCTAGTTTCGACCAAGTTAGGGGACCAACAATGCCGTCTGCTAGTAGGCCGTGCTTCTTTTGGAAGGCAACTACAGCTTTGTGAGTTAGTGGGCCGAAGGGACCAGTTGGATTTACGCCTAGTTTGTTTTGTAGGTATGTAACATCCGGACTTGCTGGCTCTCCACGCTTTAGCTCTTTGCCTCGGTAAGCTCTTGACCCGGCTTGAGCAGGCTTCGGAGGTGTAACACCTGTAGGTGCTCCCCTGAAAGCTTCATAATCAATGTTGCCAGTTCCCATAGTTGGCTTGCCTCCGACTCGGAAGGATAGGTGAAGGTGTGCGCCATAGCCATTTTCTTTACCTAGACCTGAGCCACCGACAAGCCCGATGACTTGCCCTTGCTTTACTTGCTGGCCAGCAACGACATCAATGCGTGATAGGTGTAGATAGTCTGCGTTGTGACCCGAGGGAAAGCTTTGGAAAATCATGCGACCACCAGCACCAGCAAAGGTTGGAACTATGCCGGTAATTATTCCGTCTGCTAGTGCCTTAATAGGTGTACCTGTCGCTACTGCGTAGTCTGTCCCGGGGTTTACTGAAGGCTTTGCTCTGTTTTTATGTCCATTAAAGCTGTCAGAAATACTTCCACCATCTACCGGTCTAATCCAAGTTGTCATTACTTTCCTACTGTTGTGATTATTAATCCGATTATGGCGATTGCTGATGATGTTAGGCCTGTGTAAGCAATACGCTCAATCCAAGCAAGTCTAGCAAGGGTAAGTTCAACCTCTCTAATTCGGTCTGGCACATCATCAAGATGGTCAAGTTTCTGTAAAACCTTGACAAGAATCTCGCCATGCTCAAGTTGCTTTTTGTAAATGTCAGCTTGTGTAATGCGAACTGAGGTCGTTTCCTCAGCCATTACTCTGCTTCTTCAGAAAAGTCCCGAAGCTCCCAATTTAGTTCTTCTTCATTCCAAGTGTATGTAAAGCCGTCAGTTGGGTAAGGCACAGGTGCTTCCCATTGGCAAGTTTGCTCATTAAGTGTCCAAGAGTCAAAAGGCTTAGGAGAGATAAAGGCATCGCGCTCAGCATCGTAGGTAAAACCAATGCCGGCGTAGTTTTTTCTAATGTTGTTGTTGTAGCTTGTTCTTTTACAGGTCTGGCCTCTAAAGTTGCCGTACCAAGTTTCAGGGTCAAGGCCCTCAATCAGCTGGCTTTCATCAATACCAGTAATGACCTCTGTGACAATGTTGTCACTATCTAAAAAAGCGTAATGCGCCATTATGTCCAACTCACATTTCCAGTTCCAGCGGTAATCGTGGTCACTTTATCACTTCCAACAGTTGTTGTAGAAGCAGTTAACCCAGCTCCTATTGTAATTGTATTAGCAGCAGGGTATTTGAAAATTACAACTCCAGAACCACCAGCACCAGCAGGACCTCTGCCAGAGAAACTGTCACCACCACCACCACCAGAACCAGTATTTGTACTACCAGCAGTTGGACCAGAAGTGTTTCGTTTAGCTCCTTGACCACCTCCACCAGTACCACCAGAAGCAACCGCTAATGAAGAACCTCTCGCACCGCCACCTCCACCAGCTCTAGTAACAGATGTTCCAGTAATGCTAGAAGCTAAACCTGCTCCTCCAGTAGACCCAGAGGCTCCAGAAATTCCAGCACCACCAGCACCACCACCGCCACCACCAGCAAAACCTTCATTAGTAGCAACAAAGTTTCCAGCTCCACCATTACTACCTTGACCAGATGGAGATGCTGAACCAGAAGCTCCATCATAAGGAGCACCACCGCCAGAGCCGCCATTTAGGGCGTTTAGACCGGCTCCACCGCCACCTCCACCACCAGTAGCAGTTATGGATGAAAAAACGCTGTTAGACCCAGAAGTACCATTGGAGCTGTTCCCAGAACCACCAGCACCACCAGCTCCAACAGTGACAGTATAAGATTCAGTCAAAGTTAAGGTGACATTAGATGCTGTTAGGTATCCACCTGCACCACCACCACCAGAAGCGGAATCACCACCACCACCACCGCCAGCGATAACCAAGTATTCCGCAATCATTCGCTGTGCTGCTAACCAACTCACATTTCCAGTTCCAGCGGTGATTGTAGCTATTTCGTCAGACCCAACTAGAGATTTTGTACCAGTTAAGCCAGCTCCAAGAGTAATAGAAAAGGTATTTGGGTAGCGTAAAACTACAAGACCAGAAGCACCTGCTGCCGGGTTGTATGAAGTTGGGGAACGGAAATATCTTCCAAAACCACCAGAGCCTGTATTAGCAGCTGGGTCAGTTCTAAGAGTTCCTGTGTCACCAGCACCAGCACCACCAACTGCTCGTGTAACGCTAGAGCCAGTTATAGATGAGGCTAAACCTGTTCCAGCAGCACCAGGAGTGTTACCAGAACTGTTGCCACCAGCACCACCAGCACCACCACCACCTCCACCAGATTGACTAACGCCAACAACATAAGCTCCACTACCACCACCTAAACCTTGTAACGCAGTTCCAGAACCACCAGAGGCACCACCACCACCAGTATTGTTACCACCACCACCACCAGAGCCACCAGTTAATCCTGCACCAAATGTGGTGTTGTTACCAGCTCCACCACCACCACCACCCAAAGATGTAATAGTAGCAACTTGAGAATTTGAACCAGATGCACCTTGCGTTCCACCAAGGGCTCCACCTGCTCCAACAGTGACAACATAGTTTGTAGAAGAATTTAGCGACAGGGGAGTTTCGGCTGCAGAATTAGCACCAGATGACTCGCCAGTAACAGATAATCTGTAACCACCGGCTCCACCACCACCTTCAGAACCAGCACCACCACCAGCTAGAACTAAAAAGTTAACTACTAGAGTTTGAAAAGCTGACCCTGCTGCTGAAAGAATCCCAAAAGGAATCAACATAGTTAGACCGCCGTAGCGTTACCGATAACTCGGTAGGAGTTTGTACCGACACAGACAACAGATACAGCATCGTACTGCTGAGCAATCTGATAAGACGCTGCTGCTGTGCCTCTACCAGCTAAAGTTACTGCTGTGCCGTCACGAGTAATTGTGACTGTTCCAGCACCATCTCGAATGATGTCCATGCGCTCGCCAGCTTGAAAAGCCGTAGCCGTTCCAAAGGTAATAGTGACTGAACCGGCTGAGTTTACAAGTAAGGTTTCGTAACGGTCTGTTACGGCAACAGTTCCGGATGCAGTTGAGCTCGCAAAGACTACTTCATTAGATAGATAAAGGTTGACATCGGCAGCCGCTAGGACCTCACCGGCAGTAAATACTTTTCTTGGCATTGTTTTCCTTAGTTGTGTTGTTTAGAGTTTAGCAGTTAGTAAGTTAGTCGGTCATCATCAAGGACACCAAATACAGGGTCATCAAGGACAAACAAACCAAAGTCTAGTCTTTCAAGGGATAAGTTTATGCGCTTCTCATTGTTAGACCAATCATGATTAATTCCAATTACCCGGACATACTGGTCAATGGCAGGTGGCAAACCTGAGGGTGTAAACCTGACCTGAACAATGTCGCCAATTTCTAGGTCTAATACTTCATTTTGCTGTGACTCTGTAAGCACATCAAGCACTACAGATAAGCTATCAAAGCGATACTGAGGTTGTTTGAATCTAGATAGTAAAAAGTTAGCTAGTGATTGCAGGTCAGTCGCTGAGTCAGTTAGCAGCCCTGTAACGCTGTAAGACCTCGCTCCGTAAACCTCTTGTGAGGCTAAGTCCTCAGCAATAGCTTCATCGGGTACAACTTTATTATTACTTAGGACAATACGGTTATATAGTTGCTCGGAACCATAAACAACGCTTAGGTCAGCAAACGGTATCACCGTGAATCCCGGCACAGAGCTTTCATCGGTAAAGATAATATCGACAGCTCCGGGGGCAGCGTTTCTTTCCTTAAATACAAACTTGCCATCCTTAGAAATAAATACCTCACCTGCTTCGCTAGTACCAATTAGCTGAAGGTAGCTAACAGCTTGAGTTCCCTCGGTTATAGCGACATTACTGAGTGTTGTATCACCGATGTCAATACTTCTCTTATCACTAGGCCAAGCGACCTCTGGCAGGTCAAGGATGCGAGTGACTCTAGAACCCGATAGTTCTGATGAAACGCTAGTTGCCGGCAGGTTGTTTGTTGTAATTGTTTTTAGAGCATCTGTGCTTTGTATGCTTACAATGGACCGGTTGTTTGGCTGGTAGGCAATGTCAAGGTCATCAATAAAGCCATAGATAACCGGATAGCCATTACAGCTAACTCTAACTTCTCGGCCCGGTATTAGCTGACCAAAATATGGACCAGCAGAATAAAGTGGGTCGAATACTCTGTCGGAGTTATCGACAACAAAATCAATAGTTCCAGCATCAATGCGGTCTAGTGCTTGAGACTTACCCCTTGTTGTTGAGGCAGACATTAACCTATCGGTAATGTCAAAGAATCTGTCACCACTCAAGGTGTATTCGGTGTTATCTAGAACACCTCGGACTGAGTCATTTAGTAGAAAACTGTTTGGGTCTCTTGCCCCAAGGTTTAGACCAAGCTCAACCTTTACTGCTGGTGCTGCCATTAGGCACCTTGCCAGACAGCCCCAGAGCTTCGCTCATAGGCTTTAATTGCGTCAACGATTGACTTGCCGATGGTTGCGCCTGAGCCAACTCCACCATTGACAGTTATGTTATAAGTGTTTCCTGCTTTGCCGGTAAAGTCACCGAGTCTATTAAGAGGAATAACAGCTTCAGCCTGACCACCCTCAGCGATGTTGGCAAGGACTCCGCCGGGTCTAGGCATTACAATTCCACCCTCAGCAAGTCTTGGGATAGTGACTGTTGGTATCTTGCCTATTTGTAAGTTAATTCCGATAGCCTTGCCAGCACCTAGGACCGTGTTGATTAGGTCTATAAGACCATTGATGCCGGAAATAATAAAGTTTATATATCCCTCGACAAATCCAAGTATTCCGTTAAGTGCTCCCTTGGCAATTGCACCGATAGCTCCGAAAAGCTCACCAAAGAATTGACCTATTTCAAACAAGGCTTTCTCAAAAGCAATAGAGAATCCCTTAATCCATTTACCAAGGTCTTCAAATAACTTATCCCAGCCACCGTATAAACCAACGAGCCAGTCAATCAGCAAAACCACTCCGGCAACTAAGAAAGCAATAAGGGTTATAACCTTTACAATCGGGTTAGCGTTAAGGGCAAAGTTTACGAGCAAAATTGCTACAGCAAGAGCACCGAAGATACCAGCAAGAACTGTTATTACTCCGGAGTTAGCCGCAATATAATCAAAGAAATCAATAATCAAAGGTGTGACAAATTCAAGTATCGGAAGCAAACCAGTACCGATTGCCTCAGCCATTTCACCAAAGGCAATAGACATCTTTGCTGAGTCGGTAGCTGTAGCCTCAGCGGCACCACCACTCTGTGTTTCAACTTCTTTTAGAATAAGCTCTTGCGCCCCAAGCACATCGCCAGAAGCAACTAGAGTTTCAATCATCTTTTTCTGTTCTTCTGTGAACAAAATACCAACTCGGGTTAGGGCAGTTACACCCTCTACTGGATTACCTAACGCCTTACCAAGTTTGATAGCGTTGTCCTCGCCAGTTCCACCAAATACTGCTGCCATGTCAAAGGCTGCTACTGTTGCCCTGTCAAAAGCTCCTCCGGTTGTTCCGGCAGTAATTGCTAAATCCTTAAAGCTCATCAACTGTGCTTGAGTTGAAAGAATTAGCTCATCGTCAACAGCAATCTTTTTACTTGTTTCATCGGCAAAAGCTTTTAGTCGGTCAGTAACAGTCTTAGTGTTAGTACCAAATAAGCCCATTGAATCGGCAACGCTATCAAGTCTGTTGTTGGCAATCTGAGCTTCCTCAGCTGCCCTTACAGCTCCGACAGCCATACCTGACAGGGCTGTTAGTCCGATTATGGCGGCAGGCGCAAGCGTACGAGAAACAGCACCAATTTTTTCCATCGGTGTATTTAGCCGGTCAAGCTCTCTAGTTAGCTTGTCAAATCCTGTGCCATTAAAATTGCTAAGGATATTAATATTGATTGACATTATTTAGTCACCTGCACGATGTTGCGGTTTACGGTATCCATGTATTCCTGAACTCCAGAGAGAACGCTTTGCTGAATCATTGGCAACTGACCTTCAGCCTCTGACCAAATATACCGGGATGGTCTACGACCTAGTGCGCTAACCATCGACTTGCCTTGAGTAGTAACTGTGTGCTGTCTTCGAGTCCCACGCCAGTCATAGATTTCTGTTACTGGCTTTCTTACTTGGTTCTTTTTGCCTGCCATATCGGCGATGTTAAAAGCAGCACCACCAAACTTAACAGATAGCAAAGGGGTTGACCCGGTTGCTCCTCTGCGAGCATTACGACCTGAAACCTCAGTCTTAAAACTGCCGGGCTTCCAAGCTGTCCTGCCTCGGTGGTTTCTAAACCCTGAAATTGGTGCGGTCATAGGTGAGCTCATAATTACTCGATTACCTAGAATGTCACCGGTGCGCTTCATGTGCCCACGAATAGCAAAAAATAAGTCTTGGTCAACCTTGCGGATTTCGGCAAGGGTTTCCCTCACGCCGTACACCTCAACTGAGTGTTGCATCTTCATTTTTTACCTACGCTTGTTCATGGCTTCTGATTTACCCTTCAGATACATCTGCATGGTAAACAGCATCCGTTCGGATTCATTCATTAGCACCGATGGCGCAATCCCGGTTTCACAAGCTAAGGCTGCAATAAAAAGGTGGGCACTTTTATCGCCCAGCCCCTTTATTCCTTTACTTTTGGGTTTGTGTCGTCACCCTCGATGTTCTCAAGAGTGTCGACAAATTCCTCAAAGCTCTTGTCAGTTTGCTTTCTCCGGCGTAGGGCGTTCCAAACAATGTAAGCAAGGTAAGTAAGGCGTGGGTCTTTTTGAATCGTTGTTACAGCTAGGTTGAACTTATCCTCGAAGGCGATGAAGTCCGGTGTAGCGCAAATAACTGATTCTTTAGAACCATCTACAAACTCAACTTTGAAAGGGATTTGCATGGTTCTACGCTGTTGCTCGGGTTAGTGCTCCACTTAGCGGCCACGACAGACTCACAGTTGCGAGGTCTCCCACCGTGGAAGCGTAGGGAGTATATTGTGTAACCAAAAATGAACCCGAGTAGCTAGGGTTGCTTGAGTTTACAGTTCCTGAAGTTGGGACAACAGTAACAGTTGCGTTAGTTCCGAGTAGTGGCCAAAGAATTGAGTCAAGTGCGCCAGCTGCGAAGTCCTGATGGAACTCTAGGGTGATTGAGCCAGATTTTAGGCCCGCAATCCTAGTACGCCACTCAGACCCGAAGGCTGTTGTCTCCTGCTCATCAATTTCTATTGGAAGCTCAACCGAAGCAAGCGAGGTGCTTAGGTTAGTTCCGTTGATGGTGACTTTATAGTCAGTTGCTACGAATTTTGCCAATTTATGTTTCTCCTAATCGGCAAATACATCAACAGCAAACTCTGCCGCTAAGTAAGTGCCATCATTCATTTGGATGGGTGTGTAATTTGTCATTTCAGTCACTCGGCAGTCATAGGCTTTGCCACCAAGTGTCTTATCTGATTCTACTGCGTTCTTGATACTTGAGGTTCCTGTGCTAGAGCAGAAGGCATCAAGCGACCTTTGCGCATACTTTTCCGCTGCCCTGCCGACAACGACCACAACGGAAAATCGGTAAAGCGTAAGACCTTTATTGAAGGCTTGGTTATAGTCCACAGTTGTAGGTCTAACCAAGGCAATCGGTGGGTTCGGGTTATCAGGCATTTCTGCGCTCGTGCGTAATCCCGAAATAGTTCCAAGGTTGGTAGCTAGAGCTGTTCTAAGCTCGCTAATGAGTGCCACTATGCGAACCTAATTCTGCGGTAGGGACTAACTAGCTGAGCGACATCCGGGTCAAGCTGGTTACTTACTCGCATAATTCCGATGTCGGAGATACCTGCCACACCGAGTGGGCTATCTAGTCGCTTGTAAATTCGGCTCGACTGAATAACACAAGCTTGGGTTATAGCGATTGGAACTGCCGACCATCCCCAAGTGCCGGTAACTTGTACAGTTGCTTCACCCTCCCATTGAGTAAATAAGTAATCACCAACAGCTCGTATGTGAGTGTATGAAGTCGGTAATCCGTCAACTCTGCCGTTTAGAGGTTCAAGCTGGTAATCATTAGCGGTCCAAGTTTGGTCAAAGCTTCCGTCATCATCTGATTTAGTTTTTAGTTCGGTCAGGCTAATTAGGTCATCAATCTCTGTGATTAGATAATCGTTAGGAGTAAAGATTCTAGTTGCTGTGCCAAGTGATGAGAAGCTGCGGTTAGTATATCCGTCAATAGCTCTTGAGCCTGACTCTATAGCCATCTCGAGCAAAGTGTCATCTACGGTGTCTGTGATTCTAAGTGCTGCCTTGACTTGAGTTAGTGAGGCATAGCCTTGAGTAATTGCCATAATGTTCTCTATTCTATCTAAATAAAAAGATACTAAAAAACTAGTCCCAGCTATTCTCTCGGCGTATCTTTAGTGACCACTCGCCACTTCTAAGGTTATTTTCAGCTCGCCTTTGCTCGTAAAGTCTTTGGTTGATTGAAAAGGTGTGAGCATTTTTAGGACCATAGCCAGCGGCAATAGTGGAGCTGTTGTTATGGTGAATTGTGGCGTGGATACGCTTTTTAGGTATTCCATGTGCATCAATAATTCTTTCATAGTCATTGTCATCAAAGTAAAGTGGATGAAACAACTCACTACATAATCCAGCCTTTAGAACTACACCCTCACCGATAGCAATAAAGGCCCAATCGGGAACAGCGTCCGTAAAGTTTAAAGCCTCAGTATCTACCTCGTTGTGTATCTTTTCTAAAGCACCGGGGGCACAATAAGTATCTTCGCTGGCAAAGACCCAATACTTAGAGTGAGGGGTTGATTTAATAACAAAGTTCATCGCTGCTGTTGGCCCTAAACCAAAAGGAACTTGTATAAGCCAAAGATTCTTTACTGTGTCTGGCTTTATAGGCTTAAACTCCCGCTTGCCAGAATTGTCAACAATTACAAGATGCTCAACTGGGTAGTCAATAGAGTCAATCATTCTTTGGGCTAGGTCGTGCCTAGCGTAAGTTGGGAAAGCTAAGACCGGAATCATTTAAGTAACTTTCTTAGAATTGGCATCCAGTTATTCTCCCATACCTTTTCAACATCGAACTGACTCGCAAAGTCTATGGCTACCTGTGATGGTCCACGCTCCGCTTTGTAAGACTCTTCAAGCGCATTTACTAAGCTAGATACATTGGGGGTCATCCACCAAGCATCTTGTCCAGCATCCCAACTTAGCTGTCCATCGGTTAGCCAAGAGTCAGGGCTTACTAGGTCCGGGGTAGCTGCCCAGTTAGAACCGATTACCCTAGTGCCACAAGCCTGAGCCTCAACGCTAGGAACGCCAAAGCCTTCACCAAAGCTAGGCGCAAGCAAGACATCCATTCGACTATAAAGAGCAGCAAGGTCAGCTTGAGCTAGTCCGAACCTGTAATCATTAGGGTTAGGAAAGATGACCTGCTCTTTAGGTATACCAACCGAGTTCAGGATGTTTAGTAAGTTCCAACCACCGGCTTGACCCATACCATCTGTGTGTAGATACAAAACAGCATCAGAGTGTTTCTTAGCAAAGATACTAAAGGCAAGGATAAGTTCGCCGAAAGCTTTCCGGTGTACTAGGCCTGATGCCTTGTTAGCCGCAACAACTCCGACTAGGAACTGGTCTGGCTCTAGTCCCATATAAGCGTTTATCTCGTGTTTACCTATTTTGCTTGTTGGCTTGTAAACCTTGGTATCTATTGCGTGAGGTGCGTACTCACAAGCAATACCCTTTTCGGTTAGCTGTCTTACTCCGTGTGGTGACATCGCTATTGGGGTGACATTCTCTTTGCGTAAAAACTTTTCAACTCCCGGCGGTAAGGTTACATGGTCAAGCGGTGTCCAAGCTGCGATTGGAAAATCATCGTAAAGCTTTGACTTCATAACCCAGACATCGTAAAGACTTATAAAAAGATTTGGTTTGTCGTGCTGTGAGATAAAGGTCTTGTGGTCAACCGGACCCGAATCATTTGAGTAAAGGTCAAGGCCTCTTGGGTAGTGTGGAACTTTTCCATAAGGGGTTGAGATTGTCCCGGGGATTCCCTCAAGCCCATAGTTAGAAAGCATTGCGACATCAAGGCCAGAGCGTTTGAGTCGGTCAAGCAACATAGTCGCTTGTTGTCCGTATCCGGTTGGTGCGTTGTAGCTGTTAGACCAAAGGCTTACAGCTCCAGTCAGTTTCTCTTTATTTGTAGGCATACATAAACAATAGCAAAAAAAGGCAGGGGCCGCAGTCCTACGCTCTGCGACCCCTGCCAGCTTTTTACTGGAGAGCTAGGGTTTAGCTTGCTCCACCCTTGAAGTACCCAATGTGGGTAGCGTGTGTTAGTCCACCATCAAGTCTGATTAGACCTCTGTAAGTGACGGTGTCTGTGTTGAACGCAAAGTCTGCGCTCTGGTCAACACGGATTCCACCAGCAACACGAACCTTGAAGGAAGGCAAGTGTCCAAAGAGCACGCTCTTTGTTCCGGTGCCAACTGCGGCAACATTTGGGTTCTCAAATACTGGGTAGCCAAGCAAGGTTGCTGGCTGTCCTGGTACTGCTGAGTTGGTCCAGATATAGTTTCCTGCGCCATCCTTTAGCTTGCGAGCTGCTGCGATACCTGACTTGCTCATCTGGAAGCCTAGGCCTGGAAGTACGCGAGCGCCATCGGCGATTCCGTAAACCAAGTCAATTAGGTTTTCGTATGAAGCAGCACCAGCAACACCAGTTCCACCAGTTACTACTGAGCCTGCGGCAGCAGATAGCTTTGTGGTTAGAACAGAGTTAGCCTGTAGACCCAAAGAGGTTCCAAGCTGCTGTGCGATGTAGCTAGTGATGTTGAATCCGGCATCAGTTACTAGTTCCTGAGCTACCTGTACAAGTGCGCCGTATTTCTCAGCACCAAGGGTGATGGATGAGAATGTTGGGTTGCTCTCGGAGATAGTTCCAGCAGCTGCTACTGAACCTGCGGATGAGGTAGCGGTTACTGTCGGGATTACTAGGTTCTCACCAGAGGTGGTGTTGAATACCTCAGACACGGTTAGCATAGGACCGACTAGCTGAGCGATTTCAAACACTTGGTCGAAGAAAGACTGACCAACGGTATTGCTGGATGGTACTAGAGTACGAGCTTCACGAGCAAAGTCGTATCCACGCATTTCGCCAGAAGCGATTGAGCGAAGAATGTCAGCATCAGAGTTTGAAGCTGATGGTGCTGATGGTGCGAATGAAGCTGCTGCCTCAGAAGCGCGAGCTTCACGCTCTGCTAGGCTGCGAGCTGTGTTGATAGCTGTATCGGCTGAGTCAATGTCAGCTTCGATGCGAGCAATCTTTTGGTTTTCTTCAGCGGATAGTCCACGCTTTTCAGCCTGTGCAATGTCTAGAACTTCTCTAGCCTGTGCGATGAGGTTGTTGCGAGCATCCATCTGTGACTTAATAAAGTCAGACATGTGTATCTCCTAAATAGATTGAATTGTGGGTTTCCTGCGGTGCTGACACTCAACAGAGACAGCGGTGCTTACACTCAACTGTTAGTCATAATTTTATAGGCAAAAGAAAACCCTAGCTCAGAAAGGGGGTTGAGCTAGGGCTAAAGAAAACTCTACCGGGTTTCTTTACTTTCAACAACCCTTGCTTCTTTGGCTGGGTTGTATGAGTTTGTATTGTCTAGTTCCCATACTGCTTTAGCTAGGTCATCAGCTAGGTCAGCGATTACGCCAACTGATGGGTTGCCAGCAGCTTTTAGGATAGCTCTCTTAATGTCATCTTTGCTTGCCATGTTTAGATTCTTTTCAGTAGTAGGTCAAACTGCTTTTTCTTTAGGTCTAGTAGGTCAAGGCCGTTGTCAATTACTTCATCAATCTCTGGCTGTGCCTTTAGCTTGTTAACCACATCGGTAATCAGGTTGGCATTAGCCTCATCTAATTCTTCGCCTGACTCTAGCTTTAGCAAGGCATCGGCTAACTGGTCAGGATTAATGGTTTGGTTGCCAGAGCGAACCTGAGCAGTCGTGTCTGGATAGGCGGCAAAACTAACCACGCTGACTTCAAATAATCTAACTGACTCTAGGGTGCGTGTCTTACCATCGCTTGACCAAGAATCTCTAATGACATTGAATCCAAAAGACATGGTGTTGATTACATTAGTGCGAAGCAACTCAGCGACATCTCTACCTCGGGTGGTATTCGGAAGCTGAGCAGTAACCTTTAGGCCTCGGTTATCCTCGACAAGTTGCATAGTGCCACCTCTAAGGGAAGCTAGTGGCTCACCTGAGTCGTGATTCCAAAGTAGCTTGACCTCGTTGCGAGATTGTAGGGAACGCTTGAAAGCACCCGGGGCAACATACTCGATAAAGCCACCAAGGTCCTCGGATGGGCTATTGAATACAGAGGCATAGCCGGTAAAGGTCATACCGTCACCCTCAGCTCTAACCTCGAAGTCAACGCTGTTAGTGCGTACCTCTGGCTCTTTAGTCTGTGGGCCGTCAATCTTTAGTGCGATTGCTCTAGCGACCTTTAGCCACTTGTCTTTGTTATCCATGCTGTTAGTTTCCTCTGCTCTGATTCTAGCAACTATTGAATCAGCGTAGTCTT